CCATTGATTGAAACTCCAATTCGATGTTTCAAAAGATGAATATGAGTTGCGCAATCTACTGTGACCAAAAAATGCAAACTTGACTTTTCAAAAACCGAATGATGACCTGCGTCTGCAAGCATCTTTAACATGTCAGGTATTCTATTTCTTTTATCGTCTGTTAGGTCTCTAGATGTTGATGTCCAGGCAGAAAGCGCATGTGTTTCATCTGAACCATAATGTCCTACAAGCTCTACGAGATTTTCGTGACTCATTAATTCCTCAAGTGAATTCGTTACCGGCTGCTTCAGGAGAAGTTGGACTTGCCATAGTTGGGATGTTTGGTTTATAAGACACTTCTTTAAACTTTAAATCCCAAAAATGTTCAAATGCTGCTTGACATAGCATTAGAATGATGCTGTTTGTTAAAACAAGCCCTAATGCTATGTGCCAGCTTCCTGAGAAAATTCTTGCAAGAATGAAGCTGAGGACAATTGAAATCAAGCGCCAAACAAAAATCCTCAGCAACTTTTTAGACATTACTCGAGCTCAAAATTCATAGTAACGTTAAGAGTAAGAGCAGGAATCTTCTTATGATTTACAAGACCGTGGGTAGTTGCCTCATCAACATCAAGATACCAGTCAGAGTGTCCTTTGCTATGAATGATGTCAATAAAGTAATTTTCAGGCTTGCCGCAGTTACGTGCCATCATCTTGTAGACCTTTTCATTCAAACGCTCAGCTTCGCGAGTGTTTGCCTTTAACTCCTCAATTTTGCCCCAAGCTGAGCTTGAAACATCGTGAATCATTAAAGTTGCGTCTGGGTCCATATAACGATGGCCTTGAGACCCAAAGGAGAATAAAATTGCTCCGCAGCTCATTGCCTTACCTTCGATGATTGTTGCAACTGGAATTCTTGAAGACTTAATTGCTCCAATCATTGACATTAAAGAATAAACTTGACCACCGTAGCTGTCGATAACAACTGGAATAACAGACTGACCGGTGTTCTGTGCGCGACTAATCTCATTTGCAAATTCATTGGCAGACTCCTCGCTAAATTCATTCACACGAATGATAACTGGATCAGCCTTCAGCTCGATGGACTTGATGTGATTTGAAATGTTTGCAATGAAATTCATAGCTGGCTCCTTAAATTTGATGTTTAATTCAACTTCATCTTCATCTTCGCTAGAAGCAGACCCATTTCTGCTTCTTCCGCTATCCGCACTTACCATACCCGCAGTTCTTACAAGAGAGGCAACCTTCTTGGTAGACAAGGTCTGCGGCGTTGCAACTTGGGCAACCCTTACCAACTGATTTGGTCCCATCCTTAATGTATCCTTTTAGGACGCGCGCAATAACGCGAGCGTAAGAAAATATATCACTATTTTTATCTTTTTGCAATTGTTCGACTACATAATGAATTGGCACTTCATGTCTTAATGAAAGCGAAATTGTTCTTGTGAATGCTCCTTGTGTTGGATTGTTGAATAGATTTACGATGTCTTTAAAAACAAGATTGTCATCTTCATCGCCGCCGACAGGAACTTCTAAATTGTAAGTTGTTATGCCGTCGCGCTTTCCATTCTTAATGATAAACCCTGTTTTATATTTTCTTGGAATTTCAATGTTTTCTGCAATTCCACAGAAAACTTCATAAGGCTTACCATCAAGCATTCCGATTAGAACTACCCAAGACTCTACTTCTTCACCATTTCTGATATTGACACGATGAATGTCACATTGTAGTTTCTTTTGACGCTTTACAGTTGTCTTTTCTGTTTGCTTCTTTTCTTTCTTGTCTGCAGAAATAAGGACACCATCTCTGCAACCGTCTCTATAAACAGTGAATCCTTTGCAACCTGACTTCCAGGCTTTCATGTAAACATCATTAACTGTTTCACGAGTTGCTGAGTTTGGAAGATTACAAGTCTTGCTTATGCTATGATCGATCCACTTTTGGGCAGCAGCTTGAATATCTACGCTCTTTACCCAATCGATGTCATTTGCTGTTGCTCCATAATATGGACTTTGAGCAAAATCTGTTTTACCAGTTATCTCCATCCACTTTTTAAACCAATGATGATAGACTGTGTATTCTTGCCACTTATCTCCTGTTGCATCAACAAAGTCAGGAACAACGTTTACATCATTTGATGTTAGCTTTCTACGACGCTTATATGATACTGAGAATGCTGGTTCAATACCAGAAGTTGTTCTGGTAAGAAGAGAAACCGAACCGACTGGCGCTGTAGTTGTTAAAGCAATGTTTCTACGACCTGTGGTCTTCCACATTTCGACATACTCAGGACCACACTCATGCATTACTCTGTTTAGATACTCATGAGACTCTTCTTTCTTGAAGCTAAAGACAGGGAATGCTCCACGCTCTTTTGCCATTATCAAAGAAGAACAATGAGCGCCCTTTGCAAGTGTTTTATAGATTTCTTCTGTTATCTTGACAGATTCGTCTGAACCATACTTGCAATTTAAAGCTGCAATTGCATCGCCAAGACCGGTGACTCCAAGACCAGTTCTTCTTCCTTTCTCACAAGATTTTTTAATCTTTCTCCAAAGATCCAATTCGATTTGTTTGACATAATATGGCTCTGGATCGTTTCTAATTTTTTCAATAATACGATCAACACATTCAATCTCAAGATCGACCAAATCGTCCATTAAACGCTGAGCTTCAAAAGCTGTTTGCTGAAACTTATTAAAATCAAATCGAGCGTTTTCAGTGAAAGGATCAGAAACAAATGAAGTCAAATTAATGACCATAAGACGACATGAATCATACGGAGAAAGAGGAATTTCGCCGCATGGATTTGTGCTTTCTGTTTTGAATCCGTCTTCTGCGTAAATATCTGCTATGCTTTTCTTTGTGATTGTATCCCAAAAAAGTGCGCCAGGTTCTGCCATTGTCCAAGCAGCGTCAACAAACTTGTTCCAAATCTGTCTTGCTTTTACTTGCTTTGTAATTTTTGCAGTTTCAGGAGAAGATTCAATTGGCCAGCGAAGAATAAAGTCTTTATCGTCTTCGACTGCTTTCATAAACTCATCAGTCCAACGAACTGAAATGTTGGCGCCGGTGACCTTCTTCAGGTCACGTTTGATGTCAATAAAAGTTTCAATTTCTGGGTGACGACAATCAAGAGAAATCATACGAGCACCGCGGCGGCCACCTTGAGCAACTTCTCTTGTTGAATTGCTCCATCTTTCTATAAAGATGCCAACGCCGTCGGTTGTTCTAGCTGCGTTGGATGTCGCCATATTTTTTGGACGAATCGTTGAAGCGTCGCCGCCAACACCACCACGTCTCTTCATAATTTGAATTTGTTCTTGATCGTGATGAAGAATTCCGGCATATGAGTCATAAGGAGAATCAATAACAAAACAATTTGAAATAGATTGAATCTGATAAGGATTTCCAATGCCTGACATTGGAGAGCCTTGTGGGACTACCATCTCAAACTTATTGAAAAGATTAAAAATCTTTTCCTCAGACATAGGATTTGGGTACTTTGACTCAATTCTTGCAAACTCTGATGCAAGACGACGATGCATTTGAGTTGGATTTAACTCAAGAAAATCTTCGCCATCTTTTAAACAGTATTTCATGAATGCGTCAGTTGCTAAATCATCTCCGCGGAAATAATCTTTAGTAGATTCTAAAACTTGGTTCTTATCATAAATCATGTGTCTCTTTTACTCCCTGTTACTTCCAGCCATTTCTGCTTAAGCAATTTCTTTTCATTATTTTTGTCATTAGTTATAGTCTCAGACAGACTCAAACTATTTTCATCTAGAATCTTTATTCTAGATTGAGACGTGTCAATGTGAATTGGAAAAAGAATTCCGTCTTTACCAGCTCTATTTTTTGCTACAAATAGACGCCCAGTCCCATCTGCCTTTTCTGTTGGCTTTCTTGATAGAGAAATGACAACGTCAGCGACCATTGCCTTTCCATAAGCCTCGCTCATGTTTTCAAGACCAACGACATCTGAATTTGAAGCGTCACGATTTGCCTGAGAAGCTGTCCAGATTGGAATGTTTAACTCCATCGAGAGATTACGAAGCTCTTCATAAACAAGTTTCAATTCATGACGAAGTGAATCAAAAGTTCTAGAAGAACGCATAATGTCTGCGTAGTCTATGATTATAACATTAGGAACAAAGCCTTTTAAACTTAATTTTTCAATATGATTTCTGATCATTTGAACAGTAGCAGTACCGGTTGGATACTCTTTGATAATCAAACGACCTAAGTCCATTTGTTCATATGTCTTAAGAACGTCTTCCTTCATATCAGGAACATCGTTTGATGCAATTCCACAAAGGTTCGAGTCATAACGTAGGCCGACAGCTGTTTCTGTAAGCTCGAATGTGTAGTGAACTACGTTCTTTCCTAGTCTGAGTGCATTAGCGCCCATGGCAGTGAGCCAGTGAGACTTGCCGACGCCGGTTGGAGCCACGACAACGCCTAACTCACCACGACCAAGACCGCCACGAAGAATGTCCTTAGCGTCGAGGACATCAATTCCTGTTGGACAAGGATTACGATTGATTCGAATGAATCGAGCTTCTGCATCTTCAAAGAAGTCGTGACCAATTGTGTTTGGCATTCCGACTGCAACAGCAGTCTTCATAAGGTCTACAACTGATTCAAACTTGTCAGTTGCAACCATCTCGACAGCTTTTTCCAAAGCTTCTCTAAATGCTTGGCGCTTACAAAAGTCGAGCGACTTTTCTTTTACATAACCAAGATCGCCAGGATCAGGGTTTGCGCGCATACGATTCAAATAATCGACAATTTGGTCTTTTAGAATTGCGTCAGGAGCCTGTTGCAGGTCTTCTTTCACAATTGTAATCAAGAGTTGCATTGTTGGAAAGCACTTGTACTTATTGTAGTGCTTAAAGTATTTGTCAGTGAGAAAGGCAAGATACTTCAAGTCAAAGTATGCTGGCTTCATTACCTCAATCATTTGAGTAGACCAAACATGGTCTACAAGAAGGCTTTGAAAGATTTGCTCTTGAAATTTTTTACCGTATGACTTGAAAAGAGCAATCGAATTGTCGTCACTCATGCATTCTCCGTTTAGTGGAATAGTAAGCGTTTAACTTAACTGTTTATATTTTAAGCTCGCAAACATCTTTTTGCATTTATGTTTTTATTAAAAGACCCAAATTGTGTTCATTGTAATGGCATCTTTTAAAACAAGACTTATAACTGTTGAGCTTTTTTGTTCTCATGCTTTTAAATATTCATAAGTGACGAAACGATGTTGGTATAGACATTTTCTCTATCAAAATTTCCTATTGAAAGTTTGTTAAGAGTTTTTATGTAATTCAATTTGTTGACTTCGGGTTTGAACATTTCAATTGCTGAATCTATCTTTCCAACTTGTGTTCCTGAAAGAATTGATACGTCCAGCGTCATCAATTTCCAATTGAGTCGCGCAAGATCTGCCTCATCGACTATGTCTCTATAAAGTTTAATTTTTGACTCTTTCATCAATTGTTCAGATTTATTGATAATTTCATCAGGCATTACTTCAATAGAGTCAGAAAGTTCAGGAAATCTTTTTATGATTGTTTTCCAACCTGCACCTGTCACTCCGTCGATTCCGTCTGCGCCGTCGCCAACAAAGCATCGAGTTGATACAAAGTTTTTTACTGAACAACCGAATCTTTCTAAAACGTTGCTTTCATTAACAAATGATTTTGATGTTGGGCTCCAGATTTTTACTCTATCGCTTAGAAGCTGGTAATAGTCTTTGTCAGATGAAATGATCACGCAGTTTTTATCTTTGAATCTGTATTTTGCGATGTAACCTATTACGTCGTCTGCCTCGCAATCCGTCACATAAGATTGTTGAATTGGTAATGTTCTCATTATTTGAACAAGCGATGCAACCTGCCAACTTCTGTTTCCAATTGTATCAGGAATGTCGCCCTCATAATATCTGTTAAGCTTTTGTGGCTTTCTTTTTGATTTGTAATCAGCGTATAAAGATCTTCTGTATGTTGATCCGCCACCTTCCCAAACGACAATGACACGTTCAGGGTTTAGCATTTCTGTTTTTCTTGAAATCTCATTTAAGAAACCGACCACGCCACCTGTTGGTTGACCGTTTATACCAAGAGTTGGATTAGAACAAAAATGTCTTGTAAAAACATTAAGACCATCAACAAGAAGAACTGGTCTTTTGCTGATGGTCTCTGTTTGATTTTTATTTTGTGTTGTCATCCTCAATTATAAGAGGATATAGAAAAATTAATTAGACTGATAATGATTCGTCTGAACTAATTTGCTCTTTTAGTGATCTAATTTCTTCGTAGGACTCTTCATCAATGTCGATGTCAGCTTGTGACAAAGAAGTTTTAATCAAAGCTGCATCTAAAAGACCATCGATCCAAGGCTTGTAAAGAGGATTGCTCCAAACTGTTCCAAACTCGTGCTTATAGAACTTCTTTTCAACAAGAACTTCGCCGTGCTCATTTGTAACCTTTAAGTTTTTCCATGCGCCGGCACCATCGATTGTAACTAAATGCTCATTAACAGAGTCAGGACCGTATTCACGAAGAACGTCAAATACTTCCTCAAACTCTTCGATACCTTTACCAAAGATAATTCTGAACTCTACCTTTCTAAAAGGTGGCGCAACTTTATTTTTGATAATTTTTGCTGAAACATTTATTCCAATCGGTTCACCGGCCTTGTTGTTAATTGCAGCTCCTGCACCGAGCTTAATTCTGACAGATGCATGGAATGGAATTGCCATGCCGCCTGGAGTTGTTGTAGGATCTCCATACATTACACCGATTTTTGTACGAATCTGGTTCAAAATTACAAAAAGAACGTTTTGATCACCAATAACGCCTGTGATCTTTCGCATTCCCTTTGAGATTGCGCGGGCTTGTAGACCGATTGTGTCTTTATCATAAGCTCCTTCAAGCTCTGCTTTTGGAGATGAAGCAGCAACCGAGTCCCAAATAATTGTAATTGGAACATCTTTTGCCATCGCCTTTGCTTTTAGAATTGTCTTCTCAGCTATTTCAAGAACTTCTTCAGTACAGTGAGTATCTACATAAACAAATCGCTTTGATACATCGACGCCAAGGTTTGATAAGTTTTCAACAGAAGTTCCATTCTCTGTATCAATGTAGACTACAATTCCGCCCATGTTCTGGGTTGATCTTGCAATTTGAGTTGCAATGTGTGATTTACCAATTGATGGAGGGCCGAAAATCTCAACAATTCTGCCTTCAGGAAGACCGCCGTTTGATCTATTTGAAACAATCAAATCTAACTGTCTACAGCCCGTGCTAATCCAACGTTTTACGTGTGTAGGTGATGCATCAATCGCAAGATTGTATGCAATTCGTGAGCCATGATCTTTGTTTAATGATGTGATAAGTTCGCTTGTGAAATCGTCAGCAGTAGTTTTTTGTTGTGAAGTGTCTTTTTTAGCCATTTCATTCCTCTTTATGATTTTAACTTCAAGTTGCAATAAATACAAAAAAGGCAGAGAATATTCTCTGCCTTAACAACTAGATTGCGATGTTACTCAGGCGTCAGCTAAATCAGCAAATGCGTCATCAAGTTCTTGCTGCGCAGTCTTTGCCTTAGATTTGGTCTGTGCTTGTGCTTTGGTTGAAGTCTTGGTTGTGAAGCCATCGTCATCATCAGAGAAAGCAGCTAACTTTTGCTGATTTGATGTGTCCTCAGCAGGCTTTTGAGCTGGACCACCGCGAGTAGTTTCGGTTGAAGAAGCAGAATCGCTTTCGCCCATACCAGAATTGATCCAATCATTTACAATCTTCTCAATTTCATCATAGGACTTGAGGTCACTTTCGCCATCAACGTCTGGAATTGCTGCCATCCACTGCTTTACAAGATTTGGGTCTTTGCTGAGTGGCTCAGTTTTGACTCGAGGAGTAAATTTGGTATCAGCAAACTGCTTGCCTTGAGCCTTGACGAGCTGAACTTTAATGTCGCGGCCTTCAACAAGGTCGGTAATGTCGCCGTAATCTTCATTGGTGATGAGGTTTAGAAGGTCTTGATAAACAATCTTACCAAATGCCCAAATACGAACGCCTTTGTCCTCCTCGCCTCGAACAATAACAGGAGCAAATGTGCGCATCTTTGGAGCAAGCTTCTTTGCTAGTTCCTTGCTTGCCTCAGAGCCTTCATCATAAAGCTTACCGCGGAGTTCTTTGATTGGGTCAGACTTTCCAAACTGATAAGGAGCAAGAATGCCAGGATTTTTGCCAATGTTGTAGTAGTAATAACGATCCTTGAATGGAAGACCATCGTTATTTGGGAATGAGATTAGACGAATGGTGTATTCCTTCCCCTCTTCAGGCTTCCACTGTCTATCGCGCTTGTTGTTCTTACCAGAGAGCTCACCGAGTTTTTTACGAATTGCGTCGAGATTGATTGCCATGTTAGTTTTTGGTTACCTTTGTTATGTTTGTTGAGTTTTGTTGAGTTTGAAATAAGATTTTGATGCTATCTCCCTCTTATTTTGTTTATCCATACGTCATTTTGTAACGTATGGAAAATTTTAACATTATTTTTTTATTTTTTCAATTTATTTTTTATTTTGTTTTCTTGGTCCAGATGGTCTCATTCCAAGTGGAAGCGAATAACCTGCAATTTGTCCGCCGCCAGCGCCGGAAAATTCATCAAGATCATCATTTTCAACTTGTTGTGTTTCCATCTCGCAGCTAACTTCATCAATTGCTTCAATTATCATTAGTCTTAGATCGGCTTTAGTTAATTTAAGCATTTGTGATTACCTGCTACTATAAATATCCTCCTAAAGTTGATTTTTGTTAATTTTGTTGCACATTTGCCTTGATGAAAAGTTCTCTTGAACAACGAAGAAGTGTAGAAATCATAGGCTCATAATTTGGAGCAAGTCTATTTTCAACCCAATCAGGTGTTCTTGCAGGTCCTCGAATTGCAAGAAACTCATCCTCAGTGAGTTCAATGCCAAAAGATTGAAGAAGAAAGATTGTTCTTTCTTGAACAGTCATTTTGCTTAATGACTCATTAATTTTGTAGTAAGAGCCTAACTTTTCTCGCTTCCAAGTCTCAGTTTCTTCAATAAAATAAGGTTGTCCGAGTGTTCCGAGCTTTCCTATTTCGTGAAGCAGGCCAACAATTATAATCGAGTTTGTTGGAACATCAAATGAAAAAGTGTCATTAAGCTTTTTCATTGCTTTGGTCAAAAGCAAAGCTTGTTCTATTAGACCTCCTGGCTTGCAACCAGGAGCATCTGTTCTTGGGTCAGATGGACAAAACACAAGTCTTTCGCCAAAGGCGATTGTGAAATCAATGATTTTTTGTTTTCTTTCATCATCGTCATCAATTTTATTTATGAGACCAATGTAAGAGTCCCAATTTTTTTGAAGTTTTTGTGCCTGTTGTTCATTTGTCATACTTGAATATTAAGGCGCAAAGTGGCAATTTACATTCCAATTTTTATTGAGTTTCCGTAAACTTGGATTGTTGCATATGCTGGAATTGCAATCTTTCCTTTAGATTCTGCGCAATAAAGAATTCCAGTAATGATTTGTAAGATTGTTGCATTATTTGCTGAGTCTGAAAGTTCTTTGCTAATGCTCATTGTTAATGACTTTTGATTAAAAGAAAGACTTGGTTCTCCAAACAGATCTGTCATAATAGACGAAGAAGCAGCAATGCTTAACAGCTCTCTAATGTCTTGAAGCCAACCAAGCTTTTTAGAATAAAAAGATCCAAGTTTTAATTCAGTTAAAATTTTGTCTTGGTTAAAGTTTGCTGCAGGACTAACGTTTCTAATCCATTGAGGAGGAGCATCTCCAAAAGATGCATCAGAAGCTTTGTATTGATCACGTAATCCGCTCATTTTATTCCTCGTCTTCTAAATATGCTTGCTTGAATGAAAGATTAAAATGACCAATCCCTTCAACTTCAACACCTTCTTCAACAATCTCTTGAAGTCTTGTCATTGATGTTGGATCGACATCAACAATCATTGCATCATGAATTAAATAGCAAGGAACAACTTGCAAATCTTCATCTTCAATTTTTTTGATTATTTTATTGAAGCCTTTTAAGCCGACATCAACTGCAGTAGATTGTGTGTAATGTGAAATAAGCAAATGATCATCGCAAGCTTCATGAAGAGGTCTACCCCAGAAATTTTTTATTTTTCTGTTGTTGCGTAATTCATTTGAAAGCTTTTCTTTTAGAGCAGGAAGACCAAAATAATTTTCAATGTCTTTTACAACATTTCTTTTTAATGAGCCAACGTCTGAAGCGATGGATGACATCGAGGAGCCGTAGAGCAGCTTGAGAGTCGCAAGCTTTGCTTGAGATCTAGTTACAGATCCATTAAACTTTTTGGAAATGTCTTCATAAATGTCTTGGGCAGCGTGACCGTTTGATAATAATCTTAAAACTCGCGGTTCAAGTGATGTGAAATCTATCATCATCATTGACCCATTATGGAATCTGCTGGCCAGCATTTTTCTGTATTCTTTCTTTAAAGTAAGAATGCTTGGACCCGATTTGACGACAAGTCTTCCTGTAACAGTTTTATGTGAATAAACAGGAGGTTCGACAAATCCATCTTCATCAGGTTTAAAAGACTCAACAATTGATGAAGATGTTTCTTGGATGATAGATTTATAAATTGATTTCTCAATTTTTGAGGGCTGCAATTTTTCAATTACATTTCTTACTTCTGCAAGTGTATTTTCATATCCGCCAAGATCGTCAATTGCGTTATCAACTTCTGTTTTAAGAGTTTCCAAATGTTCTACAAAAAGTCCATATGGAATAATAAGAGGCCAAGGAACTTTACCTTTTGCTATTCCACTCATAGACTTCATAAATTCTTCTGGAATTAAGCTTGGAATTTCTCCGCCACAAGTTTCTATTAAAGCTTCTGCTGATTTTGCAGTTCTTTTTGTTCCAAACTTCCAAACGTCAGAAGTTTCATTTGTCCAATGAATTGCTCCATCAAACAAAAGATCTTTTGAGGAAGACAGCGCTTGTCTTGAAATAGAAATCATAATAAATTTTATTATTAATGCTATCCATTTTCATTTTCTGCGAGTTTATTTTGTTCGGCTTGGGCCTCTGCTTCTGCAAGTGCAATTTGAACCTCAGCTTTTAGTTTTTCTGCGGCTGCTGGACCAATCTGAGCAGCAATTTCAGGTATCATTGATGCAAGCTGAGTAAGATATGCTATCTTAGCAGCGATGATTTGAGCCTGCTGTATCTTATAATCTACTTCAACTTTCTTTTCTTTGGCAGTTTCGACCGCTTTCTTCACAGCTTCTGGAATTGCAGCTTCAATTTTTTGAATTGCTTTTTGTTTTTGCTCTTCAATCTTTGCTGCAATTTTTAATTGAATCTTTTCAATTTCTTCTCTTATTCTTTCCTCAACTTCAATTTTAACTTCAACAACAGGAACAAGAGCTTTGACAAGAAGAGCGTGAAACCATCCAATAACAAATTCTTCTGGTACAGGAGGACGTGATATGTCATTTTCATTTTGTGATATTACGCTGACGCTTGTTGTTGGAGAGCTTGTTTCTGGTTGCATTGATAATAACATCAACGCCAAATTTTGATTTAAACTTCTAGACATTGCCCAGCCATCTGCAAGACCAAATTTTATGTCAGTTGTAAATCCGTCTTTACTTATTTTGTTGTCAACGTTGATTATAGCATAAACATTATCAATGCTTGTACCTGTTCCAAAATCAACAAAAAATCTTTGCATTGGATAAAATAAAGGACATCCAACAGTTGTCATGCTCAACGTTGCTGGAATAACCTGCATTGGAGGACCAGTTCCAATGTTATCTGCTGTTGTTGATGCAGGTTCTGTAAACGCTCTTTGCATTAGAACGTTTCCAAGACCTGCGCTAGAGTTAGAAGACAAACTTGCATTACTAATAACTGATGTTGATGAACCATAAGTTATGGTTGGCATTCCTGTTGACACAAGTTTTTTTAGCTCTTCATAATTTCCTTTCATTCTTAAGATTTGCAAATCTTTTAAATAATTTCCTAATAATGGTGAATCTGTTATGACACCATCAATGGTGACTGCTTCTAAAAGTCCATTTTCTTCAGCAATCTGAATAGCTTGTATTGCTGGTAGCGATTTGGAAAAGTCTCCGTTTTCTAATGCGCTTTTCGCTGTTTGTTTTGTTGCGTTCCAGTCTGAAATTGGAATTCTTATTAAATCAAGCTCATTGTCTCTAGCAGACCCTAAAATATCTGCAAGAGTTCCATGTGGGTCCATAGCTGCATCGTAAACATGAATTTTTATCAAAGACAAAGTTTTTCCATCTTCAATAATTGGATTTCCGTCAACGTCATAAAGCTTAGATGCTTCAACAAAAACTTCTACAACAGCAGGTTTAATTTTTAATTCTGGGATTCCAACCAATGAGCATCTTTGATCAAGAGTTGTTTGATCTGTTTTTGAAACTTTTACTTCTGTAGCTTGACTAAATTCTGTTGTTTCTTTTATTTCACCTTTATCAGCTGCATCTTTATCATAAAAATCTGCAAGCAAATAATTTTTGTCTGCCATGAATCCTGTAAATCTACTATTAACTGAATTAAGCAATGTTCTGATGGTAATTTCTGGCGTTGAAACTACCAATTCATTGATCATTTTTCCAAATCTTGATTTGTCTATTGGAAAACAGCTAATTGGTAAATCATGGACTGCTCCAGCGTATTTATTAAAAGGATAAAAAATGACTTGAACTTCGTCATAATTTCCAGATTTAACAATTGGAGCAGCAACAAATTTCATAAAAAAGTCGCCGTATGAAAAGAAGCTAGATTCATTAGATTTTTTATTATCAAAATACAATCTTCTGTTAAGCTCTGATGGTGACAATCTATTAGAAATAGTTGTACTTTGTTTAGTATCATCAAATGTTGGTATTTCTTTCATCAATTCTAAATAACTTTTAGAAATTTCATTTTGTGCATCTACAATTGCTCCGGCGACTTTCTTTTTGCCTTGGCCGCCGCCGAGCATTTCTGAAATTATTTTCTTTATTTCGTCATCCTTTGTTTCATCGCGAGTTTTTGATAGTTTCTTAATAAATTCTTTGTTAAATGATGTTTTTAAAATGCTGTATGGATCTTCGATTCCCAAAATGTAGTTGTAAGAATCCATAGACTTTGCTGCAATTTTACCTTTTAATTCAGAAACTCTTTGACTTAGACTTTTAAACAGTTCATTTAAACGTATAACTTTCTCTGTTTTATTTCTAGGACCTAGAAACAATAAATCTATTGATCCAACAGTTTGTATTGATAAAGAAATGTTTACTTGCCCGCCGTCTTCAAAAGAATAAGTTGCATTTGAGATTCTATATCTTGTTTCATTTTTTAATGAATTTAAAAGAATACCAAAAGAATTTTTAGAATCTGATTGACCTTCAGGATGAGACCAGCCATAAGATATATCAAGAAAAGTTGTGCCATAAAGATCTGGTCTAACAAATGGAGCAATGTCTCTCATTCGTGATCTATCATGAAGAACTAATTCAAGCTTACCTGAAGTAAATGATAAAGTTCCACCTTGAATTTTTGTTGATAAATTAAGATTTTTTAGAGACATCAATGGTCTCATTCTGTCAATGACAGGAACATAAGTTGACCCAGTCTCGCCTTGATTTGTCAAAGTTTGAGGCATCAAAAAAAGCTCAATTCCAGCTTTGTATCCTGCACCTAACTCTTGAGCTTCTGATCTAACGATTGTTTTTTGAGCATTGATCATTGATTGATCAACATCACTTATGCTTTTTGGATTTAAAAATCCAATTAGACTCATCGGGGGAGCAGCTTTTTCAGTTTTAAATAAACTTATCAAGTCAATGTTAATATAAGGAACACATTTTGATAATTCAATAGTTGGTATTGAATTTGCAAAAACTTCGACAGCGCCTGTATCTCTTGTTGTTGGTCCCATATAAGGATTCATAACGTTGATAGCATACGTTATATTTTCTTTTCTATTCCAAGAGCTTGCGTTTAAGCTATCTATTTTATTAAAATAAAATTTGTCTTGAGCTGTTAACAAATCTTTATCACATTTAAAGAACTCAAATTCATTTGAGTATTTTTCAAATGAAACGTTTTTTGACAGAAACGATTCAAAAGACACGCATCCATTAATTAATTCCGACAAATACTGCGCAGTAGTTGTTCCATTTATTGCGCCAGGATCACTTTCTTGTAGTTGTCTATAATAACTGAATTGTTCTGATCTTGAAGATCCTGATGCAATTAAATCTCTATTTTTTTTATTGCCTGAAAAAGAAGCAATTTGCCAAGTTCTATCAATAAATGACGCATCGGAAATTGCTCCAAAGTATTTAGCAAGCTGATCAACAGCCTTTGATGTCAATGGCGGACGTGGCATTATGCAATCTCCAATGCTGCTGATGGATCATTTGGGACCAAAATTCTTGTTCCAGGAGGAACTTGCATTCCCCAACCTATTCCACTTGTTGCTGCAAGAACCCACCAATATCTTCCGTCTCCAAGATATTGTCCTGCAAGTTGATCTAAACGTTGACCTTCTGACAAAATGATTTCAGTAACAGATAACCTGCCTGATGCAACTGCAGAACGAATTCTACTTACAGATCCTGCAGTTGCAAGCTTTCTTGGATCATCTATTAAACTATCTTTTCTATATCTACTTGTTGGCATAGTCTATGATAATCCTAAAATAATTTTTTTAAAACTGATGGCTCATTTGCTTTCTCATAAACAATTTTATCAAATGCAATTGTGTTATTAAGTGTATTTTTGCTAGAAGATCCAACGCCATAAGGCTGATCTTCGCCGCCTTCAACAATACTGTTAATGACGTTTCCAACTGGATAGATTGGAGCTCTGTTAAACCCATCAGAATCAAGTCCTGGAGCAATGTCATGAATTGGATCAAAGCTCATTTGAATTTTGCAGGAACGAGGAGCACGATTTCCTGGACCGTCTTCTCCGACGCCCCAAAGGCCGTCCATCCATGTGAATTGCAGTTGTGTTATGACTGCTGCAAGACCTTGACCTTGAGTTGTCTCAAATGAACGAATAATCGAGTTTTCAGTTGGATTATAAAATCTAATAGACTCATCTGAGGATATCACGTTGTTTGTTCTTTTTGATTGAGTGAAGCCGTAATCTGTGATTTTAATTTCGCCCAATAAAAGAGTAGGAATCGACGTTGTTGTTCCAAGTTTAGTAATTTTTAACGTTAAAGATGTGGGAGTGATTGTGTATAAATCACTGTTTTTTTCTGGTTTAATAAATTTTAATTCTTCTTGAGTTGAATAATGTTCGCTATTCATAATTATCAATTGGTTTGGAGGCAATATGTATTCCTCAGAACTTTGTGCACCGGAACCTTGATTTACATCAACATCTTGGAAACCAAACAATCTTTTCAAATTAAATCTTGAATAATTTGAACGAATAAGGTCACCAACTCTTACTCTGATTAATGGAGATGCTGTTGGAATTTGAGAAAATGGTTGAGTAAAGTTTAAGTTTGTTCCGCCAACATCTGCTTGAAGCTGACGACCACGTGACCATTGTGGATAAACCATTGTTGTCAATTTGTTTATTTGCCACCAGATATAATCAAAATCTGATGGATTTGTGCTCACAAGCTGAAATGTTAATCCGACAGATCGTTTTGTATCTTTATATGTCTTTATTTCGTCAACTCTTCCGTAGGCGTTGGTCGAGTTGTAGTTTGCTGAATAACTGTCAGATAAATCTTCTAAAAATGCGTGGAATGCAATGATTTCATTGGTTCTAAGATCTTGAAAATAGAATGGCATGTATTCTGCCTCAAGAATGCTTTCAACTTTTGTAACTTCTTCTGGAGTAAATTTGTTAGCTCCAGAATGTTTTTTTGATTTAATTCTTTTTGCAACTCCGACGTCACCAATTAAACCTTCATAAATTTGAGACGACCCTCTTGGTATCAAATAATTTGAAGGAAGATCAGATGCAGCGTAAGTCACGCCACGACGGCCAGTGAGTTTGTTTCCTTTAATTCTAGTTGCAGCAAATCCTCTTTTCAACATGTCAACATACACATTATCTGTTTCTTGATCATAAGATGCTTCTGGAGAAACTTCAACATCAGTTCCTCTATAACTTCTTGCTGCTGCTTGTTTATAAGCAAGATCACCAACTTTTGCAAGCGTATTTATAAAAGCAAGTAATCTTGAATCAAAAAGATTTTCAAGAAAGTCAAAAGCTTCTGATGCTTTATCTTTAAATCCTGATGCGTCTCCAACATCATCAGCTCTTTGCTTTAATGCAATTAAGTCTTGATTAAGAAGACGGAAGATTCTTGCGTAATATTGCCTTTGGTTATTATCTATTAAAAGAGTAGCGTATCTAACTGCTATTTCACCAAAAATAATTGGAGTGTTTAAATTAAACTGTAGAAATCCAAGTGGGAATATAATTCTTCCATCAATTTCATAAGAAACTCCAAGAAAAGATGCAAGACCAGCTATTACGCAGTCTCCGTATCCAGTCCAAGGATTAGTTGGAATATAGAAAGGATTGGACACGTCAAGACCTGTGACACTACTTGCAACGTTCAAAGCGCGAGAAACAACTGCGCCGATGCCTCCAAGAGGCTCATATTTGAATTCTCCTGAAACTAATTTTCTTGCTTGGTCAAGTCCTGAATTAACCTCAGCGGGAATCTCTGAAGTTTTAATTTTTGGAATAAATGAAGACAATAATGCAACTGATCCTACAATTATTGCAGTCCAGCCGGCTGCTGCAATGAACATTTGTCGTCCAGTTGCAGAACCTGTATATTTTTCACTTGGAGAATAATGCTGTCCCCAAGATACGTCTGTATATCTACCACCTTCAGTTTCTCCTGAAGGTATTGAGTCTTCTCCGTCTGAAAGAGTTGTTCTATTAAAGTTCTGAAACCCAGGAGCTCTAGCAGGTCTAATTTTTGAAGAAGAGTTTTTGACTAGCGACTTTCCAGACTGAACTTGTTTGTTGCCCATTGCTTGATCGAGCAAGAAAGTCGCAACTTTCTTCATGTCTTTTTCGTCAATAAATTTAGGGTCATTAACATCAAAAGATGTGCTAGTTACCCCACTTAGAGTATCTCCTAGTTTTACTCTTTCAATAGTTTTTCTAGTTCCAGAAGACTCACCAGTGAATTCATAATCTTTAATAATATTAGTAGTAGATCCAGTTTCAGTATCTGTTACCTTTAATGAGCCTACATTCAGATTCTTCTTTTTAAGAGAGCTTCCAAGAGTTTCAACATATCTTTTAGCTCCTGGCGTTGATGTTTTAACTGAGCCGTTTGAAACCTCAGACCCGACAACGCCTGCAAGTAGCTCGTGACCTGTCAAAGCAATATCTGAGTTTGCTTTACCCAGCTCTCCTTGATCTACTATTCTTTCAACGTCACCAAACATTTCAGATGGTTCTTGACCCAATGAAACTGCATTAGACAGACCAGGTTGATCTGTGAATCCTGTTTGTCTGATGTCTGGAGAAGAATTTAATGGAAATGCATTTCCATGATTTGGAGGAAGTTGACCGTTGTATTCAATAACTGCAGCGTTGTTAGAATTTGGAGCTTCGCCAAGAGTTATGCTACGAAGATAAGAACGAAGAGTTTGACGATTTCTGTCAATAATGTCTTCTCCGTTAAAATTTACAACTCCATCTCCGTCCTGATTTTCAATAGTTGGATATGCAGGAGCTATTCTTGTAGATGACATCAAAATCTCCTTGGGTTTCTTCTTGTTTCAGCAGGTTTGACAATTTGTTCAGGTTGTTGAGATGATAACATCATTTTTACCACGTCAATTGAACCTGGAGCAATTGCCATAAGAGCTTCAAGAGGTTGCAATTCTTCACGCAACTCTTCAATAGCTGCAGGTCTTTCTTGTTCTGGAAGTTGCTCCAACATTTTTTTATAAAAATCTGAAGACAAAAGAATATTGGTAAAATCAGAACTCATTTTCTTGTTCTCTTGGTGACGTCAGAAAAATATTTATTAAGAATAGCATTACTTGGAGCAAACTCCTCAGTTTGTCTTTTTCCATTATCGTATTGTAGATAAGTATCAAACTCTGTAGTTGGTTCAAGATAACCTTCAATAACAAGTTGTTCGGACAATTTCATTGCATTCATGCTAACGTTCATTTGAACATTTAACACAACTGCTCCGCCTGCAATTTCTAAAGTTTTGTTTGCGATTGACATATTGTCTTTAATATCATCAATCAAGCCGCTCAACTCAATATCTGGTAAGTCTTCAATTAGCTTTCTAACATTTACCAAGTGATTTGAAATTATTGAAATGTCAGTTGTAAACTGCGTAAGAGCTGTTGAAGTTGTTCCAATTGCAGCCGTTGATACAGCACTTAAGTATTCATCAACACTCTTGAAAAGTGGAAATCCACCTTCAGGAATATCAAGCTTTGGAATATTTTTCATAGTTTCATTTATTTTTGTTATTGACGTTTCCATTGATTTCATCAAATCTGGAATTTCGTCTAGAGCATCTTTTAATTCAATAATTTTGTCTTTGCCACCGAGTGAAGCACTTGTGTCAACAACTTTTTTAAGCTCTGGTAAAATAATTCCTGCTAGCTGCCCCATTGCAGTTCTAAATTGGTCGACGTTGCCACCTTCCATCAATACGGGCACTGTTGTTGTAAACAAACTTCTAACATTGTCAGTAAAAGATGTATCATTTATTGCTATCAATGTATTTTTAAGAAAAGCTATACTCTCTGCTCCTGACGATGCCTGCACAGCTTCATTTACATTTTTCAATAAAACTGAGAGGATTGCAAATGGATTAGAAGCATTTAAGATTTTAATCTGAGCAGCAACAACAGGATTAATAGCAATTCCAGCTAAATTTTTAAGAAATTCACCTCCAAAAAGTGTTTTTACAGTGGCAGAATCTGTTTCTAACTGTTTAATGTCTACGCCGCCAAGCCAATCTTTTGGAAGAGCATCAGTTATTGCCATCATTGCAGTGAATGCTTCTAAAACGCTACCTGACAAAACTTTTAATGCAGCAATGTCTCCATAGCTACCAGCTAATTTACTAATTGAATCTTTTGTTTCTTGATTCGTGAAAAAATCAGCAATTCCGGATAACATATTAGTAATGGCACCTGAAAGTCTACCAAAAGCAGTTTTGGCCAAATCTGGTCCGAACAATGCCAAACCACCAATTGTTAATCCTGCTATCAAAAGTCC